TGTCCCACACGATCCGTATAACGCCTTTCGCGCGCTCACTGATCATGGCGGGCACGGTGTCGGCGGTCTCAACCTCAACCACAGCCGCGTGACCGTAGCGGCCGAACTGGCGGGCTTTGCCGGAGACCTTGGCGGAGGCGGTCATTACGATGTAGTGGGCCATGTTGCTTCTCTTTTTTTTGTGTGCAGGGTGGACCACCTTTCGGTCCGTGTCTGCCTTGACCAACGCAATATGCGCCACCCGGCGCGATGATGCAAGCGCAATGTGATGTATGGTTTGCATATCTCGCATGTCCCCGACGCATGCGGTTTGCGCTTGCGAGGGGGGGGTTGCCGTTGGGCTTTGCCGTTGGGCTTTGCGCGCAGTCTTTTTTTGTGCTAGGCGTTGTTTGTTAATCGGGGAACCACATGACAAAAAAGAAGCCGCCTGAATTGCTGCTAGCGCTTGGGCGCAAATCAACCTACAGCGCTGATATCGCTGACCGAATCTGTATCATGCTCGCCGATGGTCGTACGATTACGTCTATTTGTTCAGATGACGACATGCCTAGCATCGATGGTGTCTACGGATGGCTTCAAAAACACCCGGACTTCGCGGAAGCATACGCGCGTGCTCGCGAAGCTCAGCAGGATACTTTCGCCGGGCAAATTATTGATATCGCAGATAATGATGACGACCCACAACGTGCACGCAATCGTATTGACGCACGTAAATGGCACGCTGCGAAAACTGCACCGCGCAAATACGGCGATAGAGTAATGCAAGAGATCACTGGTGCCGACGGTGGTCCAATTGCAATTGCAGCACTACAAGTCCATATGCGTGGCCTAAATGATGAAGAGCTTCTAATAATGCAGCAATTGTTGCTTAAGGGTAAGATTGCGCCGTGAATGCGTCGTTTGATCCACGTGTGATGATGACAGTCGTCGAAGCCGAGATGTCTCGCCGATCGGCAAGCGCTAGTCTCTATGAGTTTGTCAAACAGGCCTGGCACGTTGTCGAGCCTGGGGTTCCGTTTGTTCCAAGTTGGCATATCGAGGTGATATGCGAACACCTCGAGGCTGTTAGCGCTGGCGAGATTAGACGACTGCTGATTAACATTCCACCGCGACATAGCAAGTCGTTGATTGTAAGCGTTATGTGGCCAATGTGGGAGTGGTTGTCGGCACCGCATCACAAATACCTGTGTGCGTCCTACTCGAGTGTATTGAGCATCCGCGACAATCTATCAGCCCGCCGGCTGGTGCAATCGCCTTGGTATCGGGATAGATGGGGCCACATGCTAACGCTGGCGGGCGATCAGAATGCTAAGCAAAGATTTGAGAATGACAAAACCGGCTACCGCATTGCCACCTCTGTTGGCGGCACTGCTACTGGCGAGGGTGGATCGCGGTTGATTCTGGACGATCCGCACTCTGCCCGCGATGCGCAGAGTGATACTATAAGAGAGTCGACGATTGACTGGATCAATATGGTATGGGCGACACGGCTTAATGACCCAAAACTTGACGCGATGGTAACAGTGATGCAGCGTCTGCATGAGCGCGATGCCAGCGGTATTATACTTGAGCAAGGCGGCTGGGAGCATGTTTGCATTCCCGCCGAGTATGACGGTAAATCGCGCAAGACAATGCTTGGACCATATGATCCGCGCACTGCCAAAGGCGAGTTGATTTGCCCGGAGCGCTTTGGTGATGCTGAAATCACCAGTCTTAAGCAAAACCTAGGGGTGTATGGCACTGCCGGACAATTGCAGCAGGACCCTGCACCAGCTGAGGGTGGTATTCTCGATGTTACCAAGTTTCAGCACTGGCCAAACGATAAGGCGTTACCAGCGTTTGAATATATACTACAGTCGTATGACTGCGCGTTCAGCGAGAGTGCCGCGAATGATCCTACAGCCTGTACTGTTTGGGCGGTGTTTACACACAAGGGTGAGCGCAATGTGATGTTGATTGACGCATGGGATGAGCACCTAAGCTATCCCGATCTGCGCACTCGCGCGATCAAGGATTGGCAAACAGAATATGGTGGTATGTCCAAGGACTCGCCGTATGGTCGCGCCCGGCGCCCTGATCGAGTGCTAGTTGAAGCCAAGGCCAGCGGCCAAAGCCTACTGCAGGATTTCAGGTTAGCCCGCATACCGGCCGTTGGTTACAACCCGGGCAACGCGAGTAAGACTAGTAGAGCGCACCAGTCTGCGCCAACGTTGGAGCTAGGGCTACTATGGGTGCCGGAGTCAAAAAAAAACCCAGGCCATCCTGTGAGTTGGGCTGGTGCGTTCATTAAGCAGCTGGCGAAGTTTCCGGTGGCTGAGCATGACGACTACGTTGATACGTTCACGCAAGCGGTGATATACCTCAAGAATGACGGTTGGTTCGAGCTGCCGAAAGCCAAAGACCCGGATGAACCTAGGATTACCAAGCGCGAGTATAGCAACCCGTACGCGGCGTAGTGAGGTGGTAGTGATGGCCAACCCGATCGACAAGGACAGCCTACCGCTTAACAAGCCACGCCGCACGCCTGATCACCCTACTAAGTCTCATGTTGTTAAGACCACGGTTGATGGTAAGCCAAAGATTATTCGCTTTGGCGAACAGGGTGCTAGCACTGCTGGCGCACCCAAGGCTGGCGAGAGTGATAGGATGACGGCCAAGCGTGCTAGTTTTAAGGCTAGGCACGCTGCTAATATTGCTAAGGGTAAGAGCAGCGCGGCCTACTGGGCGGACAGGGTGAAATGGTAACTCAACGGGATACGCAGCGCCGTGCTCAGCCGCAGGGGCAGAAAGAACAAGAATTGCGGATGCGCCCGGCATCGCGTCAGTTGATAGGCGTGCCTGATCCTCGACCGCAGCAGCCTGTGGAGTTCATTCCACGTGAGTTCTTGCCTGCTTTGCGGGCAGCGGCACAGGCGACGGTAGCACCACAGGCAGCACCACAGGCGGAGCCACAGGTAACTCCGCAGCAAGATGCCGGCGTCACTCCATCGGCAACGAGCGCTAGGTATGATCCCAACAATCCATACGTTGCGGAGGCCATGCGTCTAGAAGAAAAATACAATTTGCCGAAGGGTGTTTTTCTGGCTTTGGTTCAACAGGAAAGCGGTTTCAAACCTAATGCAGTGAGCAAGGCTGGGGCTATTGGCCTTGCTCAATTGATGCCAGGCACGGCGAGTGGTTTAAATGTTGATCCTCGCGACCCGATGCAAAACTTAGACGGTGGCGCGCGTTACTTGGCGGAACAAATAGCTACGTTTGGCGATTTGTCGAAGGGGCTTGCGGCTTACAACGCTGGCCCTGGCGCGGTTCGCAAGGCTGGGAACGCTATTCCTAATTTTCCAGAAACGCAAAAATACGTGGCTGCTGTTATGCGCAATGCGGGCTATCCGATGGCGCCGCCGAAACTAGCCGATGGTGGGTTGATTGAGCTTGCGCGCAAGTATGCGGACGGCGGCTTGGTTGCGGGTGCAACTCAGGTGTATGACCCGGCGGTCATTGCGGCGATTGCTGCGAGCATTACTGAGCCCCAGGGCTACGCTGATGGCGGCACTGCAACCGGCGTTAGCAGTGATGATGCCGCGCCTGCTCCTGCGCAGGAGCAGGAGCGGGTGCAGGATCAACGGCCCCGCACCTTTGCGGACCTTGTTGGGCGTTACGGTGTGGGCGATGCGATGCAGATGGCGGCGCCGTTGGACGACCCGTCTCTGGGCGCTGGCGTGTCACAAAGCATAGGGGATTACTTTCGCCCGATTGTTCAGGGTAATTTTGAGATTCCGGGCACTGTTAAGAAGTATGCCATTGACGTTGCAACCGGTCCAAAGCCGTTCACTCGTTTGGGCGAGGACATTGGCACGTTCGGTTCGGCGGTCTGGGAGGGCGTTAAGAATGATCCGGTTGGAACGGCCTTAGATTTTGTGCCGGTTGTGAGCAATGTCCGTTCGGCTATGGACATGCATGAGTCGCGGAACAGGGCGGTGGAGGCTGAGAGAGCTGGCGACGAAGATCGGGCCAGCATGTACCGTCAGCTTTCGGCTTTGGGGGCGGTTGGCGCCATTCCGTTTGTTGGGTATGGGGCAATTGCTGCCAGGCGTGCGGCGAATGCGGCACGTGATGCTGCTGCAAGGCGTGCGGGCGCGGGCGCTGGCACTCAGGCAATTGCGCGTGAGGGTGCTGAGGGCGTTACCGCTGGCACTGATGTTGTTGCACGCGAGGGCGTTGGGTTGGAGCCTAGTGGGGCGGTTGCTCGCCGGGCGAAGGCAGCGGCGCGTGATAGCGCGCAGGCGGTGGCTGTTGTTCCGCGTGAGTTGTCGCCGTTGGGGTTTTACAGCCACGGCGCGGAGACGGCGGCCAACTTGGCGCAGGCGAAGGGGACTCCGCAGCAGTTTAGGGGTATGTTGGAGAAGTATGGCGTTAAGCCTGTTGAGTTGGAGGGGTTCGACGAGGCGTTCGCTAATCGCCCCAGTGTGACGCGTGAGGAGCTTGCGCAGCACTTT